CGCTCGGCCAACTTCAGGAAGGCTTCGGCCATCCCGGTGGCGTCGAGGCTGATGCTCCCGACCGACAACTTCATGGCCCCGCCGAACAGCACGTCGGCGGTCGGGTCGGTGTTCCGGACCTTCCGGAGCAGCAGCGCGGAGTCGCCCGCGATGCGCTCCAGACCGAGGGCGGCGGCGAGCAGGGGGTGTCCGTCCCCGACCGAGAGCAGGACCCCGATGTCCTCGTCCTCGAAGACGTGGGTCGCGTCGGCCGACTCCCCGGTGATGAGCACCCGGACCCGGCCCACGTCGGTGGTCCGGTCCAGCGTCCACGTCATTGCGAGTCCTCCACGTTCGGGACCGTCCCGGTGCGTAGATCCTCCATCCCGAGCCGGCGGCCCTTGAAGCGGAGGGTCCCGGCCTCCGCGTCCCACCAGAGCACGCACGTCCCGGCCTTCACGTCCGCGTCCGCTGGCGGGCTGGTCCGGGTGACGGTCCCGGCCCCGCTGGTCCCGAGGTTCCCCCCGAGCAGGATGGGGGCCTCCGGGTCATCCGAGTCGTAGTCGTTGCCGCCGAGGATCACGCGGGTCATCAGAGCCCCCTCCTGTAGCGGAGAGCCCGGCCGGACGTGTCCGGGACCGGGCTCTCGTTGGGCATCCCCGAACCGGCGTCAGCCGGGATGGTTCAGCGGGTCCACTCCACGCCAGCCGCAGCGACCGAGGCGAGCGCGAGGAGGGCGGCGACCGCGAGCAGCGCGGCGTTCCGAAGCCGGCTCACGAGCCCGACCCGTCCGACGCGACCGTCGCCCGCGGGTCCACCTGAGCCGAGCCCAGAACGTGGCGGACCTTGTAGGCGATCGAGTCGGTGTCGAAGTCCCCGTCCATCGGGTCGATGGTCCCGCCCCCGACCCGGGTGGCGTTCGGCGACTTCATGAAGACGGCCGGGTCCTCCCATCCGCGGAGGAAGGCCATGACCAGCGCCTCGCGATCCGAGTTCGGGTTGGCGAACAGGTACCACGCGGTGTTCCCGTGGGTCGTATCGATCAGCGGGAGCAGCGGGTTGACCACCAATCTGACCCGGCGGGAGAGCCAGTTGGCCGCGAGCAGTCGGCGCTCGACCGGGCCGGCGTCGTTCGACGTCGTCCCGCCATCGGTGGTCAGTTCGATGGAGGTCGCGTTCAGGATGTTGTTGGCGGTGACTTCCAGAGCCGGCGGGACCACGAGCGTGACGGCCTCGTGATCGATGGGGTTGCCTTCCTCGTCCCGCTGGTTCCCGAAGACCAGCAGCCCCTGCGTCAGGGCGACGATGGAGAGCGGCGGGTTGTCGTCCGCCCCGACCATCCCGGGCGCGTTCGTGGTGTTCACGATGTTCGCGTTGCCGACCGAGTAGAGGGTCGTGTCCGGCCCGGTCGCCGAGGCGTACAGGCGGGTGGCCATGTAGTTCTCGGTCCGGCGAGCCATCCGGCCCATCCGCGTCGGGAGGTCCTTGATGAGGTCGAGGTCGTCGTTGATCAGCGACTCCCACGAGAGCCCCAGCCGCTTGCCGTACTTGGCGACGGTGATGGTCTGGGTGGCCTGCTCGGTCGCCGTGTCCTCCGGGTACTCGGCGAGTTCCCCGACCGCCGGGAGGGTCCCCGCCAGCCCGAGCAGGGGCTTGAACAACTTGACGCCACGGAAGTCCCGGACCACCCGGCGCTTCGCGATGGCGGCCCACGTCCCCTCCCGCTCCCGGTAGGCGGCGAGCACCTGCCGGTCGAGGATGTCCCCGAACAGGATGGGGAAGTCGGACGAGGAGAGCGCCTCCTGAAGGTGATGGACGGGTCGGCGGCCCTGCATCACGTCCGCGACGAACGCGACCGCTTCGGCGAGTTGCCGCTGGTACTCCGGCGAGGGCGTCCCCCTCCGGCTCGGCGCCCGGTTGCCCTCCTTGGAGAAGAGCGTCTGGACGCTGGCGGCCTCCGCTCGGATCACCTCCAGCGTATCGAGGAATTCCATCTCCTAGCCTCCTTCGCGAGCCGTCAGGCTCAGCCTACGACCCGCTGCCGGGCTCGATGCCGCCGATCCGGACGTTGACGAGGTCGTCCGCGTCAGAGGTCCCCATCGCGACCCCGTAGAAGACGTCGTCCGCCGTGTCCGTGAGGGTCAGCGAGTAGTCGGTCGGGTCGATGTAGACCGCGTCCTCCTCACTCGCGCCCGCGAGTTCCACCCGGACCACCCCGCTGAATTTGACGGTGGCGGCGCCTCTTACCGTCGCTCCCACGTCCGTCAGGGCGACCCCGGGCTGGTTGCCCCAGACCACCGGATCACCCGACACGGTGCCGGGGAGCACGGCGACCGTCAACTGGTCGCCTTCGTTGAACACGATGTTGCCTGCCACGGTCGCGTCTCCTATCTGGCCGCTCGGCCTAGTTGTTCCGCCCGGAGGCGGCGGTCTTGGCGGCGGCCTCGGAGAGCCCCAGCCGCTGGAAGTCGGCGGTCATGTCGGGACCCTTCGCCTCGGTGGCGGAGCCCGACCCCATCCCGCGCACGGTCCCGGTCCCGAGGATCCCGGACAGGTACGCCTTCTCGTCGGCGGCGGCCTTCTCGGCGGCCTTGACGAGCGTCTCCCGGTCGAGAGCCCCGTCCTTCATCGCCGGGTCCTTGGCGAGCGCCTCGACCAGACGGGTCTGGGCGGCGGTCGGGAGTCCGGCCTTCGCGACCGTCTCCGTGGCCACGTCCCGGGCCTCGCGCATCGCCAGCGCCAGCAGCGCGCGATCGCGCTCCTGCGTGGCCTTGGCGGTCGCTTCCTGAGCGGCCCTGATGGCTGCCTCGTCTCCCATGTCCAGACCCTCCGTGCTCTCGAAGTTGCGGCCCCGGGCGGCCTCGAACAGCGAGGCGATCCGCCCGCCGCGTCCCGGGATGGTCACGAAGTCGACCGAGTTGGTGAGGCTCGGGATGAGCCGCTCCACGATCGGCCCCTTCTTGCCATCGGCCTCCCCCGGTCGCATGAGGGCGGAGGCTCGGATGCTCACCCCGATGTGCGGGGCGAGTTCCTCGACGGCGGGCTGGTAGGCGGAGAAGACCCGGGCTCGCGAGTAGACCCCCGGCCCCTCGGGACCGGTCGCGAGGTAGCGGGCGTCCTCGGTCAGTTCCGCCGCGAGGTCCCGCAGGCTCCGCTCCGGGCGCTTGGCGGCCTCCTCGGTCGTCGGGTGGTCCCAGAACATCTTGGTCCCGCGGGGGAAGGCTCCGGGCGAGTCGCGCTCGAGCACGCTCGGCGAGTAGAAGCCGCTCGTCCCCCAGCCCGGGGTGATGATCCGGATGAGTGACTTCCCGTCCTTGACGGCGGCCTCGGAGAGCGGGACGACCGACTCCTGCGCGACCGTCTCGGCGTACTCGGCGGCGGCGGCCTGCTGCTGGCGCGCGAACGCGGCCGGGACCGGACGGGGTGGGGGAGGCGGAGCCGCAGCCACGGGCATCTGCTGGGGCGGAGCCGGAGGCTGCGGCGCCATCTCCCCGGGCATGTCGGGAGCGGTCGGCGGGAGGCTCACCTGAGCCAGCAAGGACTGGAGGGCCTGCACGGCTTGGCGGAGTTGCGCCTCGTTCTTGGCGGAGAAGACGCGACCGGCCTCGTTGGCGGTCGGGGGGAGCGCGGCGAGTTCGGCCTCCAGCGCCTGCGTCAGCGCCCGGAGCAGGGCTTCGTTCATCAGGGCGGGCCTCCGGCTGCGAGGGGACTTACCAAGCGAATGGTAAGCGCTGCGCTCTATGGCCCGCGAGCGGAGTCTATACCGCTCCGTGTGACGCGCGCAACGTGCCGGACGGCTCAGGCGACCACCGGGAGGCGCATCGAGGCACTGAAGGCGTCCGTGGGGCTCGTGGGGCGAGCCCCGGAGGTCAGTGGGCTCGCTTCTCCGCGGCTTGGATCGCCAGCATCTCGTCGCCGGAGAGTTGCGACCACCAGCGCTTGGTCGCGGCCGACCGGAGCAGCACCCGCTCGGCGGGCAGCGCCCCCGGCAGCGCGGCGATGACGCGCCGTTGGAGGTCGCCCGGCTTGGCGAAGACGGGAGGCTGGGCGAGCCTGCTGGATCTGGTCATGCCCGCACCGTACGCTCCCGGACCGGGGAGGTCAACCGGTACGAACGTCACCCCGGTCCGAAGGTGCTGACGGACCGCACCCCGAGGTCGGCCAGCGACTTGCCGGCTTTCGCGAGGATGTCCCGCTCGATCGTCGCGAGGTCGGTGGCCTCTTGGTAGAGGTCGACGTGGACGATCAGCCGCTGAGCCATCCCCCACGCGGTCGACCCCTCCCGCTCGACGGACCGGACCACGAACGTGGCACCCCGGCCGAGCAGGAATTCGTGCTCGCCCCAGTTGCTCGGAGAGAGCGTCCGGTCCATGTAGCGGAAGGCGGTGCCGGCCGGAGCGTTGATGTGGAGCAGCACGTCCCCGAAGGAACGCCCCACCCCCACGTGGACCGAGGCGGAGGAGAAGGCGTCGTCGTGCCAGATGGCCCCTCCGGGCTGGAGGAACGCCTCGAGGGCGTCGAGCCGCTCGGTGATGATCGGGACGTCGTCCATCCCGAGCAGCGGGGTGAGGTCCCCCGAGCCGATGCCGCGATAGAGCGTCACGTCCTCTCCGAGCCGGCCCATGTTGGCTTCGATCGCGGCCACCTGCCCCAGAGTCTGCTCGGTCACGTCCGCGAGGTCGGCGTCACCCCGGAGCAGTTCGTTCATCCGGAGGTAGCCGCTCTCCGAGTAGTCGGTGAAGGCGGTCTGGGAGAAGTCGGACAGGTCCCGGCCATCCACCACGGTCCCCCCATGAGCGTCGGTCCAGCGGTCGAGTTCGTTCGCGATCGCCCGGCCGGTGTCCTTGTTGTACGGGTCGGTCGTCTGGTCGACGATCGGGCTGAAGGCCGACGCGTCGTGGGGCTCGTACATGGGCGGTTCCGGCGGGTACTCCGGCCACTCCGGCATGGGCGGAGGTTCGGGCGGAGGGGCGGGTTCGGGCGGAGGCTCCGGCGGAGCGGGCTCCGATGGGGGCGGCCCGACTTCGGGCGGGGGCTCGATGGTCACGGCGTCGGGAGCCGGCGGAGGCTCGGGAGCAGCGGGTTCCTCCGGGGCGGGCGCGAGGTCGGCCTCGACCGGAGGCACGGCGTTGTCGGGCTCCGCGAGCCAGTCGGGGTCGACCCGGTACTCGGCGGTGCATCGGCAGTACGGGTGGGCGGGAGGCTCTGAGGAGCCGTCCGGGAACGTCCCGTCGAGGTCGATCCAGCCGGCGGCCTCGTTCCCGTCGCAGTCCTCGTCCACCCGGTCGTCGGCGACCGTCAGCCACGCCTTCAGCATCGGGACCCCCTGCGAGGCGATGTGGTCGGCGGTCCCCCGCTGCCCGGCCTCGTAGGCGAATGCCGTTTCGGTCACGGCGATCCCGTGCGCCCGGCTCTCGATGTGCTCCTGCGGGCGACCCTCCGCCATCTGGGGGAACCGGTCGAGTATCTGCTGGGCGATGTTCGAGGGGCTCAGACCATCGACGCGACCGTCCGCGACGATCCCCCGGAGCGCATCGCGGGTGACGTCGTCCACGTCCGCGACCAGCCGGGCGCCGTGCGTATCGAGCCAATCGGCGGCCCGAGTGTTCCTCAGCCCGAACGTGGTGGGCTTGGCTTGCAGAGCCGCCCGGAGTTTCGCCTTGGTGGGGGCCTTGAACGCGGCCTTCGGGATGGGCGTGATGGCGGCCTCGGTCGCGGGCAGCGACTCCGCGAGGAACCGGGTGACCCCGGTCATGTAGGCGCCCCCCAGCAGCGAGGTCGCCCCCTTCAGGAAGGAGTCGCGGGTGGCGGCGGAGACGCGCTGCCAGACCGCGTCGACCGTCGCCCCGTCGCTTATGGGTCGGGAGCCGGGCCGGCGGAGGTCCCGCCCGAATGCCTCCCCCTGCGCCCGGAAGACCGAGCCGAGGAAGGCTTCAGCGGCCTTCTCGATGGGGGCGGTGTCAGCCAGCCGGCGTCTTTGCCGGAGCAGCCGGTCGACCCGCTCGACGGCGAGGAGCAGCCGGACGGCCTCCACCGCTGCCCAGAGACTCGGCGAACGCATCCAGCGCCTCCCGGAACCGCGACTCGGGGAGCACGTAGGCGCCTCCCGCGTCCGGGGTTCCCATCAGCCCGCTCGGGTCGTACATCGTCCCGTCGTCCGGGAGGTCGTACGGGTCGGTGGGAGCGTCGAGGGGATCCTCCTTCTCCTCGTCCGGAGCGGCGGGCGGGAACATCTCGGCGATCACCTCGTCCACGTCGTCCACGCCGAGGGCGGTGAGCAGCAGCCGGGAGAGCAGTTCGTCCGGCATCGTCCCCGAGGTCGTCCCCTGCGCGCCGAGGGTCGCGGCCTGCACGATCGCCCCGACGCGGGCGACCACGTCGTCCTCGAGGATGTCGGGGAAGGTCACGTCCGGGTCAGTCTCCACCTCGCGCTGCGGGAGCAGGGTGGGCTCGACGTAGCCGGTGATGGGATCGGGCTTCGCCTCCGGAGCCGGCGGGGCGGTCGGGTCGTCCTCGAACATCGGGAGCAGCCCGTCCTCCCGGGCTCGGCGGAGGTCGTACGAGACGAGGTCGTGGAGGGCGTCGGACCAGACCGACTGACGGGCCTTCATCATGAGTTCGGTCGGGCGGTCGAGCGTCTTGGCGGTCGCGAGGTTCCCCGCGTCCGCGTTCCCGCTCAGGATCGTCTCGGGGATGCCCGTGCCGGCGGCGACCATCAGCCAGAGCCGGCGGCCCTCCTCCGGGGAGGGAGCGGCGCCCGAGGTCCGGAGGGGCTGGATGTCGGTCCCCTCGACGCCGATGAAGGCGGACCCCGTGATGGGCGGCGGGTTGCGCTCGAGCGGGTTGGTCGCGGTCACGCTGGTGGCCATCTTCTCGGCCACCGACTTGGCGCCAGCCTTGGTCTTGGCGATCACCCGCCACGCGAACCGGGCCAGCGCCCGTCGCACGGTCGCGTAGTCGCTCAGGTCGCGGGAGACTGCGCGCGCCCAATCGAGGGAGGAGAACACGGTGGGTACCCCGAACCGGGAGCCGGTCAGCCCGCCGTCCTTGATGTGCAGGACCGGGCTGTCCCAGTGCACCTCCCCCTCCTCCGCGTCCCAGCCGTAGCGGGCCGGCTTCGTCGTCGGGTCGTACCAGAGGTCCGGGTAGTAATCGCAGCGTTCCTCGGTGGTCGGGCGCCCGTCCTTGTCGGTCGCGTGGCGGGTCCATCTCCGCTGGTAGTACCAGACATCCGAGTCGTCGTCAGGGTTCCTGATGATGTCCCCGGCGATCACTTGGAAGGTCGGGACCCGGCGGACCCGGGTGACATCCCCGGGCTTGCTGAAGCATGCGAGGAAGACGTTGCCCTCGGTCGTCAGTTGCCGGTCGCCCGCGATGAGGGCCTGCTGGCTGGTCAGGGTCCGGAGGTTCCCCCGGTCGCTCAGGAAGGCTTGGACCCGGTCGTTGGCGGAGCCGCGCCCGGCGATCTGGACCCCCTGCCCGAAGACGTAGCAGGCGGTCACGGACACGGCGTGGTCTATCAGCGGGTTCTTCAGGCTCATGATCTGGGCGTCCCGGATGATCCGCCGCAGGGCCTCCCGGCTGAGGTCCACGTCCGTCCCCGAGTCGTCCAGCCGGTCCCAGCCGACGTCCTCCCGGGCGAATTCGAGTTCGGCGATGCGCTCCTGAAGCATCGCGACTTCGTGCTCCATCGCAAGGGCGTCGTACTCGGCGGCCTCCATCCCGAGGATGGTGGTGGTCGCCCCCGTCCCGTTCTTGCCCACTCCCCGGCCCTCCGCTGTCGCGCCCGTACTCCGGTCATGGTACGTCTCGGGGGGAGCGGTCAGCGGGGCTCGACCGGAGGAGACTCGTTCGCGCACGGCCCGTCCGGGAGCCCCGCTGGTGACGAGTCTACCGCGAGACGCAATGCCGCCCGGGCGAACCGGCGGCCTCTTCGTCCCGCCTACGGCCCCGAGGGGCGTTCAGCGGGCTTCATTCCCCTCCGGTGACCCGGCTGGGCTTCAGCGCATCGGCCCATCCGGGCGACCGCCGGATGATGCCACGGACCCGGGGGAGGCGTCAATAGCCTTGCCCGATGTCGACCGGCTCGTCGTACCAGATGGTCCCCTCGTAATCCTCGGCCTCCGGGAGAGCGAAGGCCATGATGACCGCGTCCCCGTGGTCGGTGCTCCGGCCCAGCCGCTTCCGGATGTCATCCTTCCCCTCGACCGCGATGCGCGCCCCGGAGGTCAGCCGCCAGAGGGGGGCGGTGAGGTCGCCCGTCAGGTCGTCGTCCGGGGGGAGCGCGATGACCGGGTCGAAGGAGGGGTCCAGCGACTCGCGGAGGTTCCACCAAGCCGCCGAGCGTCGGTTCACGAAGCCGAGTTCTCCCGACCGGTCGGTGTGCGCGCTCTTGGTCGCGGCGTTGAAGGCGACGACCCGGAAGCCTTGCTCCCGGAGTTGGTCGACCACCCCGGCGCCGAGTCCGATGACGTCGACCACGGCCTCCCCTCGCTTGCCGTGCCGGGTGAGGATCGCCTTGACCCGCCCGGTGGTCTGGGTCGTCTCCTCCTTCGCCGAGACGCCGATGCGCGCGATGGCGTCCCCGAACCGCTCGGCCAGCGCGGTCCGGTCGTCCCCGAACCGGGCGACGTCGACCCCGACGTTCACGAACGGGGCGTAGCCTCCCGCGAGGTCCAGCCAGCGCTCGTTGGCGGCCTCGAGCCACGAGAGCGGGATCACGGTCTGGGCGTCCTCGACGGCGAATTCCCCGAGCACCCGGTTGACGTAGACCGCGCTCGTCAGACCCCACTGCTTGGCGCGCTGCTCGACCCACGCCTCGCTGATGCGACCGGCGGCGATGCTCTCCTGAAGGGTCACGTGCTTGGCCCACCAGTCCTCGTAGCCGGCCTTCCGGTGATGGATGTCCGAGAAGCGGCCCGAGGGAGCACCGGGCGTCGAGCCGGCCCACGCGAAGGCGTCCCGACCCGTCCCCGGGCCGGCCCCGGAGAACGCGCCTTCCGAGGCGTCGAAGGTCGCCGGGAGGATGGACTTGGCCTCGTCGTAGACGTACAGGAGTTGGTCGGCGTGCGCCCCCTCGATCAGTTCCGGCCGATTGCTCGCGGCGGCGAAGGCTTGGCCCGTCTCCAACTTGATGCTCATCTGGAGGAGTTCCCGTCCGTCAGCCCACCGGATACCCTTGGTCCGCCGGACCCATTTGTGCACCTCGGGCCAGAGGAAGTTCCGGAGTTGCGCCCACGAGCCGGCGGTCGTGATGGCCTTCCAGTCGGTCTTCGCGCGGTCCCGGGTATCCACGAACCAGAGCAGCGCCCAAGCCGACATGGCGGTCTTGCCCAGACCGTGGGGGCCTCGGGCGCTTGCTCTCCGCCGCTCCCCGAGGGCGGTGAGGCACTCCTCCTGATAGTCGGTGGGGCTCTCCCCCTCCGGGAAGCGGACCCGGTCATGGAGCCACGCGACCGGGTCGTACCAGTAGACCCGCTCGGGCTTCCGGTAGCGTCGGGCCTTGGCGGCGGCGACCGCTGCCGGGAGCACCGACAGCAGCGCCTCCCCCCCGAAGAGGCGTTCCTCGGGCATGGCCTACCGCCGGTGTCGCTCGGCGTTCTCCGCCAGCAGGGCCTCGGCCTCCCGGATGAGTTCCTCGGGATCCAGACCGTTCTCCGCGGCGACCCGGTCGATGGTCGCCCGGACGTCGACCGCGAGCCTCGGCCCGTACTCGTGGGCTCGGCGACGGGAGAGCCACCACTTGGCGCTCTCCGCGTTGGGCTTCACCTCCGCCCGGATCACGCGGCCCCGGTCGTCGTACTGCGCGGGTCGGCCAAGGGCGTCGTCGGCGACCACGGCGGCGAACCGGGCTTCGGCCTGAGCCTCCGCCGAGGAGACATCGCGTGTGAGGCTCGCATCCGCGCGCATCCACCGATGGAGCGTGTCGTACGACATGTCCGCCAGCCCCGCGCTCGCGGCCCGGGTCCCCCCGACCCGGAGGTTCCGGAGGATGACTTCCCGTCGCTCCGGCGTCCGGAGCGTCCGACCCTTCCCGACGCGGCCGCTCATGTCCCGGCGACCGGATGCGTACGAGCCCCCGTGGGCTCCCGTGCCGGCTCACGCGCCTCGATGCGGGTCGCCCCGCTGCCGTTGCACCCCGGCGGGCAGTGCCGGCCACACGGGACTTCCGTGAGGCTCGGGACGGGGAAGCCGCGGGACGTGACCGGGATCGCCCCCGGGACGACCTCGACGTCGACGGCGGACTGATGCGCGAGGTCCATGAAGGCGACCAGCCCGGCCGGCGTGAACCGGACCACGAGCAGGGGGGCCTCGACCGAGCCCTCGACCGCCCGCTCCCACGCCTCCGCCATCCGGCCGACTTCCGAGCGCGTCATGTACGTCATGCGTGGCGACCCTTCCGCGAGGCTCGGCGGCCGGCCTGTTCCATCTGCCTGCGCGCCCGGCGCCTCTGGGCGTTCGTGCCCTTGCTCCGGAGGGCGGCCTGCATCGCCTCCCGCGTCTCGGCGGCCGTGGCGGGCTCCTCCGCCATGCGCGCGAGCAGCGCCCGTCGCTCGGCCCGGTCCATCGCCTCGGCCTCGGCTGCCACGAGCACCTCGGTCGCCCGGGGCTTCTCCCCCTCCCCGAGTCCCCGCACCTCAAGCGTCCGCGTGTCCATCGGGGTCCTCCTTCTCGGCCGAGCGCCCGGTGAATGCCTCCCAGCGCTCGATGGTCACCTGAGCGTAGCCGGGCTCGAGTTCCATCGCCGAGCAGACCCGGCCCTCCATCTCGGCGGCGATGAGCGCGGAGCCGGAGCCGGAGAAGGGCTCGTACAGATGGTCGCCGAGCCGCGTGTGGTTCCGGATGGCGCGAGCCGTCAGTTCGACGGGCTTCTGGGTCGGATGCAGCCCGAGCCCACCCGACGCCATCGCCGGGCCGTTCCGGACCTTGTAGCCGGGGGAGTAGTCGATCTCCCACACGGTCGTCTCGGACCGGTCCCCGAGGAAGTCGGCCCGGTTGCCCTCGAACCAGCCGTAGAAGGCCGACTCGTGGCGCCAGTGATACTCGTGGCGACCGAACACCAGCGTCGGTTTGACCCAGACGATGGCCTTCAGGATGTGGACTTCGGCCCCCTCGATCGCGTCCCGGAAGGCGCCCGCCAGCGGTCCGGTCGGCGACCAGACGAAGATGGCGCAGCCGTCCGCCGCGTACGGGTGGGCGGCGGCGAGCGCCCGGCCCGTGACGAGGGCGGCCTCGGACCCCTCGGTGTCCCCCTTCAGGTTCTGCCAGCCCCCGGCCCGCTGGTTCGCGCGCCCCGCCACGATGTCCCCGTAGGCGACCCCGTAGGGCGGGTCGGTCGCGATGAGCCGCACGCGGCGGTCGCCGAGCAGCCGGGCGACGTCCTCCGGGTCGGTCGAGTCCCCGCACATCACGCGGTGCTCCCCGAGCCGCCAGAGGTCCCCCCGGGCGACGTGGGGGTTCGGGACGACTTCGGGCGCCTCGTCCGGGTCGACCTTCTGGTTGCCCTTGCGGCCCAGCGGGTCCTCCCCGTTCCGCTCGAGGTCCCGGAGCAGCGCATCGAGGTCGTCGCGGTCGTAGGCGGTCGCGGGGAGGAGGCTGCTCGCGGCCATCTCCCGGAGGAGGTCGAAGAGGGCGGCGGCGTCGTTCCGGCCGAGGTCGTGGGTCCGGTTGTCCCGGAGCAGGAGGGCGATCGCCCGGGCGTCATCGATGTCCAGCCAGACCGCGTCGATGTCCGACCAGCCCAGCGCCTTGGCGGCCTTCCACCGGTGGTTCCCGGCGACGATCAGCCCCGTGCTCCGCTGGACCGCGATGGGCTGGTATTGGCCCTCGGGCTCCGCCATGCTCGCGGCGATCGCGCCCACGTCCCCCTCCCGCGGGTTCCTCGGGTGGGGCTGGACCGAGTCGATGGGGATGCGCTCGACCGCGTAGGCGGGACGGGGTGGGGTGGGCGTCATGGCGGCGAGTGTACGACTCCCCACGAGCCCCACGGATGCCTTCAGCCGCCCGATGTCTCCCCGGGTGGCGTCGGTGGCCCAGCCGGGCGATGCTCCGCCAACACGGCCCCCTTCCGGACCCGGCCCGGCCCGTCGCATCCCGGGCAGCGATGGCGGGGCTTGCCCGGGTAGTCCCAGACCCAGCCGAGGATCGGGCAGGGCGTCACCACAGGTCGAGTTGCTCCGGCGGAGGGGGCGGCGGAGGCGGTGAAGGGGACCGGCTCGGGCTCCGGGTGGAAGTGCAGGAACCATGCCTCCCCCGGGTCGGGGAGCGGCAGGCGGTCGCGTGTCTCCGGGTCCCCCGCGTCCGGGCCCCCGAACCAGTAGTTGAGGGCCCGGGTCCCGGGTCGCGGGCAGGCGTACGGCGGAGGGAGCCAGTCGGCGGCCTTGATGTCCGCCCCCCATGCGAGGTACTGGACGACCGCGAGGTCGCCCCGGACCTTCACGGCGACGTAGAGCGCCTCGGGACGCAGCCCCTTGTACTTCCGGGTGGCCCTCCGCCAGACGAGCGGGAGTCCGGCCTTCACCTCGATC